CATAAACATCAGTTATAGATAATGTAGTTTGACCAGCAGTTCCAGTAACAGTTCCCCAACCTTGACCAGAATTTGTATTTATATCTGTTGCAGGAGCACCATCTTTTCCATTTCCAAATTTTACTCTATCTAACCATTGCAATGGGACCTCCTTAAATCACCTTGTAACCAATGTAACTTTGTATGTTCAGACCTTGACATAATTTGTAAATTTGATGTCTCATTATTTTTAACATTTCCATCTATATGATGTACCACAGTATTATAGTCACCCTTTTGACCAACTACATTACGAGCAATTTCTCTAAAATATTCCTTGCATCCATATTTCCAGTTAGCACTTTTTTTGCCTTTTGGTCTATTTTCATATCTACTCAACCAACAATCAACACTACAATATTTTGTTACATCTTTACATTTTGAAACAAACCTTTTACCACAACTTTTACAAACACAATTATTTATCTTTCTATCAGCAACTCTACATTCTCTTGAGCAATAAAGTCTCCTGGCAGAGTCATTAGGGTGAAATTCTTTTCCACATTTTTTACACTCACAAATAACTGTTATCTTTTTATTTGCCATTTACTGTGAACATTCCAAACAAACTATTAACCCAACAGGAGAAGAAGCAGCAGTTATATCAAGAGTGATTATGTCTCCTTGGGTAATAGCAGGAGAAGTAGTTACATTTTCTCCACCAACAGTAGAAGTCACATTTATATCTTCAATAACTGTTGCACCTTTTTTGACTCGTATAGTAGCAGTACCAGAAGTTGTTTTTCCCCAAAGTTTTACACCAGTCATTGTTTGTGGAGCAATATAAGAAGCACCAACAGCATTAGCAATAATAGAGGTTCCATCTAAGTACCAAGTAAAAGCCCTGTTTATTACTTTAGCTGCAATAGCAGCCTTAACAGCTTTCTGTGAGGGTAAGATAGTATCACTATTAGCTGCCATTGTACTATCAGTATCAATCGCAGTACCACTAACACCAGTATTGATTACAGGTGAGGTTAGAGTTTTATTGGTTAAAGTCTTAGTGTTACTCGTGGTAACCACATCTCCAGTTTCGCCTCCAATTTCTGAATTATATTCTGTGGTTATTGCTTCCAAATCGGACATTACTTTGTCAGCATCAAGAGTGTCTCCATTATTTATATCGTATGGTAAAGTTATTGTAGACATACTTTATTTTAATTGTTTATTTTTAAATAAGCAATTTTATAAACTTCCAATAGATAACAGATTAAGTTTATTTTTAACAGTAACCTTAGGCGATAATGGAGTTGGTGCATCTTCAAATAACCACCCATCATTATTAGTAGTATCTGCTGAATGAGAACCAGCATACCAAGTAGCTCCACCTGTAGCATTAGAATTAGAAATATCAAGATAATCACAAGATACTATTCCTGATGATTTAGAGAGAATGAATTGTCCAGTATCTTCTGGGGGCAAATTTAATGTTATTAAATTTTCACTATCTCCAACGGCAACAAATGAGGAAACTGATGTAGTTGTTCCACTAATAAAATAAAGAGTAATTGGAGCGTCTATTTTAAGTTCATTAAAAGTATTAGAACCTGTTATTACAGATATGTCTGAAGTTGTTATCCATAGATTATTAAAAGTTTTTCCTGTTTCATTACCAGTATCATCAAAAAAATAAAAACCCTCTGAACTACCAGATAATTTAATTGTTGAAGTTTCTGGAATAAAAGTAACAATTTGGTCAGAATATTGGTCAATAAAAAATCCTGTTTCATCTCCAACTCCAGTTGCTTCCCATGTCCCATTTCCCATAATAACTGTAGGCGTATATCCAGTATTAGCATAAAAATAGAAATTATTGGCGGTTACATTGTGGTCGTTGGCATCAAAAGTTCCACTGTAAAAATCAAAAGAACCTTCCGTAGAAAAATCATCTAATAGCGTAAATGTTGCATCTCCACCATACCATCCAAATTCAAAATAAGATTTTAAAGATGCCCCGTTTGTTGTAATTGTATAATTTCCAGTGGTCTGTTGAAATAAAAAAGTTCTAGATGTATCACCAAGTGTTAACCCAGACTCAAATATTACAGAACCATAACAATTCATTCTTCCACTACTTTCATCTATGGTAAATGTATGCCCCGAACTACAAGTTATATCACGACAAGTATTTTGTCCATCTAAATATATTGTTCCCCCACTCCCAAACCCTGAATTAGCATCTATAAAAACATCATCAGAAGAAGTTGGTAAGCTAGCACCAGGACTCCCACCTGAAGAATCACTCCAATGATTTGTATTATCAGACCAGTTTCCTGAACCTCCTACCCAATATCTATTGGCCATTAGTTAACTCCTATTTTTGGATAATTCTAACTTTAGCAGCACCATTATCTTGAATAACAGAAATTACCGTCACACCTTCAGGAACAAGATAGTTTCTAGTTGATCCTGGAGCAATATATTCATCAAAATTACTTGAAGAAGCTGTTGCAGCATACCTCATAAAAACACCATAGTCTAAAGCCGTAACTTCTAGAAAAGTTGTATCTTCATTTAATGTTATATCTGTAGCAGAAGATATTGAATCATCAACTGTTACTGCAAGGGCTAATTTTGCAGGGACAAGAGAGATAACACTGTTGTTTGCATCTCTTGGTAATACTATTTTTTGCATTTATTTATTAATTTTTAATAATTAATTATATTACCCTATTACCTAGACAATCAAATCTAATATAAAACATGGACTGTTCCACTAGAATCTTTCCATACTAATTTACCTTGAGTAGAACTGTAATATAATGTTGAATTAGAAGCATCAGCATCTGTGCTAGTAGGAATTATGATCGGATTATTCAAAAAATTAGATATACTTTCAAAATTAATTCTAATTTTATCAGAACTACCAGTATCACCGTCTGATATTATATATGGTAACTCCATTATTGTGGCCTCCATCTTTTAACCTGATAAAAGATTGTATGTGAACCAATTTCATCTTGTCCGTGTGAAGCAGAATAGACAAGTTTATGTTGAACCTTATTACCAATTACTCTACCACCAGTGTGATAGTGGAAGGTTTCTTTAACTTGTCCAGAAACTCCCCAGTAGCCAGTTCCCCAGACAGCTCCAACAGCACCCCAGAGAGGGGAAGTAGGTGATAAGTTTAGATTACCTAAAGCCCCAAATGAGTTTTCATCAATAGAGGCACTAACAGCCACATTATAGTTTCCAGATGGAAAACCAAACCATTTAAGCATCATAAAGCGTTTCTTTTGGCCTTCATTATCTATTTCCATTTGTGGTCCAATCCACTCACAAGCAATCGCAGTTCCATTGTCAGTATTACCCGACCAGGAATAAACCTTACCATCAGCCTTGGCTTCACCAAAGTAGAGTCCATCTTCATAAAAATCAAAGACAGCAGGGGTCCAACCAGTAATGCTAGTCCACTTAGATTTACCATTTGGTACAGGAGCATCACCGTCATAAACTAAAACTAAATCAGCGTAAGTAGAAGAACCAGTTGGAACAGCAAACAATAGGTATCCATTTTTATATCCAGCACAAGCTGTGTTTAAAGCTGATTTATTAATAGTAGAGAGAGTTCCTTCGAGAAATTCACTACTCATGTCAGCCCCATTAAACAGCCCATATTGGTTTCTCATAACGCTCCTGATAGCCCCTTCTTTATCAATACACCAAACATCGTTACCATAACCTATGATTGAACGATAAGAGATAGCTCCAAAGTTGTAGGTAATAGGATAGATAGAAAAACTATTTGTACCAGAGCCAACTAGGTAATACCAAGAGTTTGCCTTAGCAAACAAGACTTTATCTCTAATGCCAATTCCACCAACTAGAGCATCACCATCACCAGGTTCAATATCAAACCAGTTATCTACGCCAAAGGTTTCAGGATCGCCAAGAACAGAAAAATAAACACGATTAGGGTAAGCAGCCACGCCACCGACAAACATAATATTTCTCCACCAAACTCCCCATTTACCAATGGGAATAGTAGCAACCTGAGCAACCGTAGTATCATTAATTTTACGAACCCCATCAGTCCCATTAAAGCCATAAAGAAAACCATTAGCAAAACAGAAGTTCATATCTAATCCAGTTGTTAAACCAGTACCACCAGACATCGTAGACCAAGTTCCAGCAGAAAGACTTTGAATTAAAGTATCTTCTACTTTTATTTGAACCTTAGTTGAACCACTAATCCAATGAGTTAATCCAAGTTGTTTTTTAGAACCAGTATCATTGCCAACTAAAGTAGTCCCATTTCGGACAATTAGTTTACCTGTTTCTCTAATTAGGAAGTTTTTGATATCAACAGCTTCATAGCCCAGGTTTACTGGGGCAGTGGTACTGTTTATTCCATAATATTTAGTTACGGCTAATTCTCTAAGATTTGCTGGCATAATAATCAGGATAACTTTCTAAATCTTTAAGAACTTCTTTACTTAAAGCGTTCTCAGAAAGAAATGTTTCTAAATCTTTAAACTTAACAGCTTTCTTTTTTTCTTTACCCTTATTGTCTTTCTTTTTAAGCTGAATAATAATGTCTCCCCTAGTTAATCCCATATTAGATTAAACTCTTAACATTAGTTGAGTCTTTGAGAATAACAGTGGGTAAAAGCATGCTTAGTTCGTCAAAAAACTCTTGTCTTTTACGACCACCATCTAGAAAGTTTTCAGAGGAAGAACTGGCTTCAATCGCCCTACTAACACCCCAAGTAATTAGGAGTGGGTGTAAGAGTTCACTAAAGGTAGGGGTATCGCCATCAGCACTTAAAGCCGCTGGTAGAATATAGCCATAAAGTCTCATTGTAGCTGCCTTACCAAAGTTAGGAACATAAATAACATCGCCCCATAGGGCATAAATCAAAGAACCCCTAGTATCAGTGCTATTAGCCCCTAGAACTTCTTCTAGTGAGGCCTTTCTGAGTGTTTGATATCCAGCCCCGTCATTGAAATCTATTTGGATTAAGGTTATGTTTTCCCAAGTACTAGTTGGGGTATGGTCAATATCACCAGAGGTAATTGAAATCGTTTCAGTTCCAGGGAAGAAGTCTCTACGATTTCTGAGGATTTCGCCTTCTATAAAGCGTTTGCCTTCGTTAATAAATACATCATAATCGGCATTTTGAATTTCAGTGTCGTTGCCAATTATGGCTTTGATTGAGTCACGGATTGTCTTTAGGGTCATAATCTATTCTATACGGTTTCCTGGCTATTCCGCAAATCATAGACTTTTCGCCAACATTTAGGAAAGAAACGTCTTTTGTCTTATACCCCTCAAATAAGTATTTAAGAGTGTCTTTGTTTTTTATATCTAAAAGAACGATAAAATAACCACCAGGCATAAGTAGTTCCCTAGTATCTTTAATTAGGCTTTTTATCTTTTTATAGGAATTAAATAGACTCATAGAGATAATTACATTTGGCTGATAATCAAAGAGTTTTCCTAGGTATGAATACTCAGAGATAATATCTACCTGAATAACACGCTTATCGTCTACCATACAGTAATCTTCACTGGTCTCAAAATACTTCCTTACTCCACCAACAATGTCTGAGTGACCAATTTCAACTACATAGCCAGGTTTAATGATAATACCCTTAACATACTTATTTAATGTTTCCTCAAGGGTTTTCATTTTTGATGTAGACAATCTCTACTGTGTCTACCTCACTCTTTGACTCTCCCCCTTTCGCAACCAATCTCTGGTGTCCTATCTTGGCTTGGGGCAGCTCAACAATTTTATAACCTAGCTTATTAACAATCCAACAAAAATAAATATCTTGCATCCCATAACCAGTTTCTTTTATTTCAGGGTGAGCCTCATAGCGAATATCACCGTTATCCTCAACAATTTTCCAAAATACCATAGGCTTAAAATAAGGTTCACTCAGCTTCTCAAAGACGTCAGCCTTAACTAAAAGACAACCCATACCTGAAAAGACAACACTTTCATCAATATTTCTTAAAATAAGGGCTTTGCCACTTTTTTTATCACCATAATCTACCGTTACAATCGGTTGCTTTAACTCAAACATCCTCTTGAGTGTACCTTTGGGTATATACATATCTTCTTCTACAAACCATATCCAATCACATTTATCTTTGAGGGCTTTTTTTAGGGGAACATTAAAACAATCAGGGATAGGCAGTCCGTGAGCCATATAAAGTTTCCAGTTATGTCCTTTAGTGTTTTCAAAGACAGACTCCATGGTTCGGCTAAACATTGTCCCTCTAGAAGCTAGAACTACCCCTAATTTCATTTGTAATACTCCTTTAGGCGGTTGACATAGCCAGGACTCTTGTCAGCGTTCTTCTCCATGTACTCAAGGCCCTTTTTTCCGCTTAGGGAATTACCATCATCATCAACTACCCTTGAGTGGATATGTTTAATGTGGGCTTTCATCTGTCTGTCAGTGCTTATGAACTCAAATTTGCCAATTTCTACTTTAGGGACCTCACTACCATCAAACCTCTTTTTACAGTTAGGGCAGGAGTGGTATTCGTTCTTGTCTTTCCAAGGACCCAGACCTGCAAAGCGAACCCAGTGCCAACTATCCATAGAAGTTTTACACCAGGGACAGACTTGTGGCTCCTCTATTTCCATAGCGTGATTATAGCAAACAAAAACCCCACTACTAGAGTGGGGTTAGTGTATGTCGTAAAGTGACTTATTCTTTGCTTCGGAAATCCACCGCGAAGGTGTCTCTCATTTCAGCTAAACCGTAGATTGTGTCTACAGTTACCAAGTTAGCAAGATATTCTTGCTTGTATTGGGTTTGAGTACGAGGACTCTGTTGCATAGCTAAACCAAATGCTTCCTTCTGGAACATAAGGTTGTGTACAACAGTAGGAGTACCAGCAGCAGTAACAAGGTTGTTAGAAACATAGACCTTGAAACCATAGATGTCTCCCCAGAAACCATTCTCTTTAGCTCCGTGGAGGATAGGAGAATTTTCTGGACCCCAACCTGGACCAGTTCGTAGTACGAACTTGTCAAGCAACATTAAAGCTGCTTTGGCAGAGGGTTTGATAACGAAATATCTGTCGCTTTCTGGAGCATCAGCTGTATCAATTTTTTCAACAGCTAAGACCAAGTTAGCATCAGTAACATCGGTTGAACCATCACCAACATATTGGCTTAGACCGCTGTACAAGCCAGCGAGAGAAAGGTCAATTTGTTTAGCAATAGCGTAACCAGCTTTACTGGTGTATTCGCTCAGCAAATCGTATTTAGATTGAACTTTGAGGATATCTTCCACATAGAAAGAAGTCTCATAGTGTTTATCAATCGCAATATCAATTTTCCCCTCAGTAACAGCTTGAGGAGTAACAGCGGTATCAGCTACTTTTGGGTTAGCTGAAAGATTTGACAGGTTCGGGACATGAATGGTGTCACCGAAAGATTTGACATCGCTGTCATATCTTTTTACCTTGTCAGCAAGCACGAGATTACTCTCAACTGCTCGCAAGACTTCGCTGGACCACACTTCAGGAACGAAGTTGGCACCAGTCGTGATTGTCATTGTAGGTAAGGACATTTTATTTAATAATAAATATTAATTATCTAAAGTTGACCTTTAGATAGAGCAGACATTATCTTGTCTCTGTTTTTTTCGTACCACTCTTTACCGTCTGGTTGAGATAATCTCTCTTTCAGGAAATCCTGGATGTGCTTAACTCTTTCATTTGGCTTAGACTGACTAGGCGAATTGGGTCGCTCAGTTTCTACATCTTCGGTAGTTGATTGCTTCTTTTCAAAATCAATCAGCTCTTTCCAATGTAAATCCCGATAGGCAGCTTCAAGATTGAAGATACCTTGCTTTTTAGCATGATTGGCTACCTCGGTGGGGTCAAAGTTTGGTCTGCCGTCTTTGCCATCGTACTTGTGAGATAAACTCTCAAGGTCTTTGGCGTACTGTGCAGCTCTGTCCTCATCTTCCTTTTGTTGGGCGGTTATAAAACCTCTCTTTTGAAGGATGGGAGCTAGTCGTTCTACTGCTATCTCCAATTCAGCATCGTCTTGGTTGGAATTGGTGGAGGCTGAAGTAAGTCTTGACTCAAGTTCTGCCATCTTACTTTCAAGTTCATGGCGTTTCTCACGCTCAGTCTTGATTTCTTTTAGCAAACCTTCTCTTTCAGCATTACTGCTTGCAGAGTCATTGTTAACATCTTCCTTGGTTTCTTCGTTGATTGACGTATCAACAAGAGTATCCATCTCTTTTAGGTCTTTATCGTCTTGCATAGTTTTTTATCCCTCATTTACGCAGCTGGGTGGCGGTGAAAACTATAATTTACCTACTATCACCTTCGTAGGCTTAAAGCTGGGGTGAATGAGCCTATCACCCCAAATTCCAACCTACGAAAGAAAAAACAAAGTGTTAATGTGCTTAACAGGAGTATGTAGCATATCTATCCCAAAAGTCAAAGGCAACTATATCTTTAGTTTGGTTCCAGTATAAATTAAGTTCGGATTAACAATATTATTCTTTCTAACTAGGTCATTTACTGTCGTTCCTAGATTTTTAGCAATGGCGGATAAGGTATCTCCACTCCTAACAGTATAACCACCAGAACGACTAGTTTCAGTTGGAGCAGAGGGGACATTGATAGACTCACCAGCTCTAATAATATTTGGATTAGTGATAGTTGGATTGGCTCTAACAAAATCATTAACAGTAGTTTTATATTGTTTAGCAAGAGCTGTTAAAGTATCTCCAGGTTTAACTTGATAATAACCCTGACTCTTGCCATAGTATTCTCCAGCTTTAGCCCTTTCTTCAAAGGTCTTATTTTGTGATTGTTCCCAACCTTTTTGAGAGTAAGGTAAGACAACTTTTTCACTTTTTCCATCAACAGCCTTAACAGGTTGAGGAACCATCATATTTTTAAAAGTATTATAAGCCCTTTTAAGTACTGGGTCTAAATTATTAACATTTTCTGGAGTAATTTCTTCCCTAGAAATAGCTTGAACCATTTTTTGAGCTTCTGGTAAATATTGTTTTGCAAGTTGGGCTATTTTGTCGGCTTTATCTGTTCCATTTACCCCCCTTCTAGCACCATAAAAATCACCATTCTCGGCGGCTTCCGCTACACCTCTATCTTTGAAAAATGCAGCTAGTATTTTAGCCGCCACATCTGGGTCTAGAGCTAAATCAGGATTTTTTAATAGCTCATCACCCATACCAATTCTTTGTCCAATAGTTTTATAGTTATAGTCATGGGTTAATTGAATATAACCTCTACCATAATAATTTTTTCCTCCACTATAACCCAACCTTGTTGCTTGTTGTGGACCACCATACTCCCTAATGGGCTCCATAGTACCAGCAGTTTCATGTTTAATAGTAGCTAAAGCATAGGCGAGAACATTAGGACTTAATATCCCTTCCGCTTCAAGTGCTTTAGATATTCTTTCTTCTGTTGTCATTACATTCCAGGCATCGGAATACCAGCATCAGGACTTATTGCCCCTGCGGTATCAGTTTCGGGGGGTGCCTGTTCCCCTTCAGGTGGAGCTTGTTCTGGAACGCCCTCACTAACCATTTTAGATACAACTTCCTCTTTAATAGCATCGCCAATAATATCGTCAATGTCATTGTATTGTAGGGCTGTTAAAGCAGCCTTTCTGGAAATCAAACCAGCTGTATAGTGTTTGTATACACGTGCTTCACGAGCTTCACGAGTATAAGCAAGCCAGCTATCTATGGTGACTCTAACCTTTTCCTTTTCTCTAATTACACAAACTGGAATTTCAGCTCCATTGTAGAAAATAGTCTCAGGAATATTAGTAGCATTTTCACCAATAATAGCGAAGAAATCTGGTTTACCATCTTTATCTTTATCGTCAGTTTGAATTACTTTGGTGGTAGTTAGATAGCGAGCATACATTTTGAAAGTACCATAGGCAACATCAGTTAAATACATATTGTAATTTTCTACTAAGTCTTTAAGGTTGTTGGCATCACCCTCTTGTAGGGCTTCAATGGCAACACCAGCAGTAGCCCCAGTTGGTATTCTGCCCAAGCTGGCATCATGTTGACCACCGATATCTTCAAGATAAACGTTTAGTCGGTTGATTTGATTGTCAACTGAGGCTGCCATAGCTGGTGCATTTTCAATGACTGGCCTTTTGCCAGAAGCGTGCTGAATGATAGTTCCGTTCTCGTTTGTAATGATTTTAGCTCCAGAGTTCTCAGCTACCACATACCTACCCTTGGTAAAGGTGTGGTGATAATCCATCGTTAAACCCTCTAGAATATCAAGCATCTTTTGGGGTGGAATTAAGTTTTTAACCCAACCCTCACCATAATCCTCACCAGGATTATCGTCAGTTCGGTAGAACTTAAAAGTGTCGTAAAGTGATTTGTTTTTAGTTTCAACATGTCTTAAAAAGGTAGACTCAGTAAAAGTAGCAATATTGACCTTACCACCCTTAGAGTTTTCTTTAGCCGTTAGATAGTGAACCTCATAAACAATAGAACCCTCATCAGTATCGGCCTTGTTTTGGTGGCCATAAACAGAGTCTTGTAAGGTTTGTTTCCAGGTAGAAGCAAATTCTTTATCATCAGTGCTTAAATCTCCAACTTTTTTAGTATATTTAGGGTCGTTATCAATTTCTTCATTGGTTCGCCAAATGGCTTTGGTAATTCTAGTATTATTGGGAAAGGCTGGACCACCAAAGTAAACATCGTATGGGTCTAAAACCACATAATCTACCTGTTGTTCTTCTTTATTCCAAACAAGTTCTAGAATACCGATAGAGTATTTAAGTCCCTGAAAAACGTTCTGTTTGCTAGCCATCTTCATGTGACCAAAAGTCCAAGCATCATCAAGCACCTTTTGTTTATATTTGGCCATTTTGATTGAGTCCTCAGAACTATCCTCTGGGAAAACATACCATTTAGGGTCGTATTTAGTGACAAAGCCACGAACAGACCTTAAAGTAGTCCAAATCTTGTTGATGGAAAATCTAGCAGCCCCAGAAGTAGGTACCGCTTCTACCATTTGGGTAATGTCGTTATATTTTACAAAATGATTACCCTTGACATAGTTATCATAGACATACCAAGACCAGTCAACATACTGTCGGTTATCATGGTCTACTTCAAACTTTCTTTGAAAGTCAGCTAAGGTAAGAAAATCCATTTTCAGGTTCTTTTCCTTTTCTTCCTCTCCAGTTAATATTTCATCGTTCTCTATCTCTGGTTGGGTTTCAACCTCGGATAGCATTTGTCCAAGTTGGTCTAGTTGATTGTCTGGCATGTTATTTTATGATTTCATTCGGACTAACTTCCGAGATGTCTCTATAAGGATTTTCAGCTATCTCGTTAGGAGTTGCAACTTTACCCCCTAGGTCTATTCCCAGAACCTTAGACTCTAGCTCTTTTAAGTGAGATAAATATTGTCTTTGAATAGCAAAATTGTGTAACAAAAGAAAAAAGATTATGGCGACTAAACATATTTCTATCATAGACAATCATACCACCAACACCCTAGTACATATCAAATGCACTACTCTTGATATCTAGTTGGTTCTCATATCCACTTCCAGCGTAGGTAACATAATCATTTCTAGAGTTTGACTCAGGAAATCTACGATACATTTGAATTGCTATTCCCAGCGACATAACACAGTCATCAAAACAGCCAGGTTGAGCTGTTCCATCTGGTTTTTCATCAGTTCTAACAAAGGTCATTAGTTCCCCCAGGGTTATCTCATCATGGATTTTTATATCACCATTACGAATATACATTCCCATATCTGTAATTAATATAGGCCTTGTGCGGATATCGGTAGACCAGCCAAGTTTACTGACAGAACTCTCGCCAACATCATTGGTATCTTCCCTGTAAAACAGGTTCGGATAATACAGCTTATTGAGCACCACTAAAACAGCAATACCTTGATTGTTTCTCTCAACCCCAAGTAGAGCCGTGTTATAGAAAAAACCTAGTCTTTCAAGTTCTTTGGCAAAGGCATCAACGGGGAGTCTGGCCCTAAATCTAGCCACTACCTCCATGGTTCTCTTTTTGATGACCTGTGCCACCGAATAGTCTTTAACCTCAGCCACATCAGCCCCAATCACATACTGGTCAGTTCTAAGTGGTAATTCCCAAATATCAAGATAACCCTTAGTGTTTTGTTCTAGAGTCAGTCTTGTTCTAGTTCCAACAAGATTGCCAGTATATTTTGGCTTAGAAGCATCTTTCTTCATCCGATTAAGGACCTTGATATCAAAGACAGGATTACCAGAGGAAATAAAGGCCACCTCAGGGGTAATGGGATATTCCTGATTGAATTCATCTATGGTTTTAAACTCTTTGACTTTTTCTCTTTTCCAGGCAATCTGTTCTTTAGTTAAACCGTACTCAATCATCTCCTGGGTTTCCTCAGAGGATGGTTTAAAAGTTCTGTCTACTGGTAATTTGTATTCCTCGTGGTCTTTCCAAGAGAAGAAGTGTGGGGTAAAAGCCCCATCACCATTAACGCCCCTAATCCACTCACGATGAAAATAGTTACCCATACCGTTAGCGGTTGACTCTAGAATAGCTCTACCATCTTTTGGAACAGATTGAAGCAGCCCTGTCATTAAAGTATCAGCATCACGATAGAAAGCCACCTCAGAGGCGTGGAGATTGGTTATTGTTTGTCCCCGACCAGTAGTTACCGCAGCAGCAGTGCCAATGTAGAAAGTTGAACCAATGGCTTGATTGTACATTTCGTTTCTAGAGTTATATTTCATTGGCACCCCTAGATATTTAATATAAAGTTTTACTTTGTCTAGTAGTTTCTCTGAGGCCCCAGTTTCATAGGATAGGGACATTGAAATAGAGTTCGGTTTGAAAAGGAAGTCATAAGTAAATAAGGCGAGTATTAACGAGGAAAACCCTTCTTGTCTTGCTTTAAGAATTGTATCCCTACCCGTCATGTTTTCTAGAAACATCATCTGAGCTTTATTGAGTTTGAAGGGAACTTCCTCAGACTGCTTATTGATGATAGGAAAAGAAGTTTCAATGGCTTCTTTTACTTTTTGTTTCCAATCTTCCATCTTATTTTGTGCAACGATAAACTGGTCTGTTATGACCGTTAGGTTGGATTGTTTCTCCAATCTTTTCTACATCTTTAAAATACTTCTTTAACCATTTTAACAGTAATGGTTCAGAAACTAGCGAGCAGAAAGAGTCCTTAAAAGAATTGTCGTATTGGATATCTTCTTTGTCTGACTCTAGCAGGGGTAACTCAATTACAAAATAGGTAGTAGATTTAGAAATCCTTTTAATTATTTCTTCTCGGTGGGTGTAGTAGTGAAAGGCACTAGAACAAAGAACATAGTCGTAATCCGTAAAATCAAAGTCCTCAACCTTAGATAAAACAAAGGTGCCATCTGGAACCTTCTTTTGGGCCTCTACTAGAACCTGCCAACTGATATCCAGTCCTGTTACTTTAGCCCCAGCATCACTGGCCTTTTTACTAAACCAACCTGTATTACAGGAAATATCTAAAAATGTTTTACCTTTAAGGTCAGGAAATTTAAATACCTCCCACTTTGGGTCACTAAAATAATCAGCTTGGTAGTTAGTACCGCCAGTAGGAGAACATTCAATGTTTTGAGTGTCTCTGATAATTATGGTTCTCTTGGGAACGTACATTAAATATTCTTTGTAGAGTTTGTGGTATTCATCTTCATCTCTAAATTCAGGCAAATGTCCACCATCTTTAATTCGACTGGTTCTATTTTTAAGCCACTGTTCATAATCAGGATAAAGACAGAGGTTAATTACCTGTCTATCTTCAAGTAACTCTGCCACCAGATCTCTCTCATGTCTGTTCCAATAGATTGCCTCACCCTCCATAACAAATGACCTGGGGATATTGTAGGAAAAGAACTCTAGATAGGCCTGTTTAACACACTCACGCATAGAACCATAGACACCCATATCGGGGATACCGATTGAGTCTGGGTTTTCCCAAGTTTT